ATATTAAATATATACTAACTGTCAGGGTCATGGTGATATGAAAATATTCCTTGGTCAAGGCTTAAGTAGTTACAAACCCTTGTATTTATACATTGTCCGAATGTAGTTGCTTAGGTAAACTCTAAAGTGATCTCTTTTAGTATCACATTTAGTTTATGATGGTCCCCCCTCCCCCAATAAAACCCCCCCCCTCTATTCAAATAATAAAGACGACTTTAATGCGTTTTAAACAAAAGTATTACTACCCGTATCTAATATAGGCTCTGTACTCTTGTTTAATTCCTCAATTGGATTAATCTATGTATCAAATATATTAACCTTACTAGAAGTAGAAAATTAGAATATTAGAAATTAGAATAGAATAAGTGGTACCCAATATGGTCACTATAAAATCAAAATACAAAATTTATTTAATAATAAGTATCTGGTTTGATGTATTCGCCAGACTCAAGAATAACCCCCCTCTTGTGTAGCCCCCTTATTACTAAACAAGAACAAAAAACAATATAAAATACAAAATTTAAAAATATCTATTAATTATGTATAAATGTGTAATTATATTAATTATGAAGATGTAAAAATATTATATTTATATAATATTCTCCTCTTCCTAAAGTTGACGTTTTCTAATGAGTAATTAAATTAATTACATATTTTAATATAATCGTATTAGACGAATTATGACTGCGTAATGTCAGAGGTTAGTGAGTAGGTAGCGGAGGCAGCCCCTGGAAAAACCCCCCCAATAATGATGAGTACGAATAATGAAAACGATTTAATGCGAAGTGGAGGTCCCACACAAAAAAGCTTTTTATCACGCGAAGGATTACCTAGTGTAACCACACCACAAGATGTTATCAATAAGATGACAAAAGAATTCTACAATGAGAAGAAAGCGAAGCAAAAGAAGCATATAATTGCTAATAAAATTAAATACGCACCAATGCAAAAACCTGAAATTGTAGCAACGATCCCGGTTGTTAGCAATGAAAGGATTTTGTATAATGCAGACTCGGCAGACAATGGACAACCCGCTAAAATAATTCAAAGAACGGAATTAATGACGACAACAGCACCCAGTAAAAGGACAATGAAGAAAGATCGAGCAAAATTATCAAAAAATAATTTTCAAGAATTGCCATCCATCGAACAACCAAAACAACCACCAATGGTTCAAATAAAGACAGAGCAATCGCAGATTTATGATGTTCTCATGGCACATAGACTCAAATATGTGCGATGTTACTATTGTGACTCAAGTAACGTAACATATGCCCCTATGGTATATAATCATTGGTATTCATTTGCATGTAGAAGTATGGCATGTCTTGAAAGCTTTAAATGGCACCCTATTTATGAAAGACAAAGTAATCTTGGTTGTATAGCAATTATAAATCCAATCTCAAACACTTCTTTAGAAGAAGACTTAATTAAGATTGCAGAAAATCAATCAAGAATGGCAGAAAATAATCTCATTCAATTCCCTGAAGTTCCAAAAGAACTTTTAATCGAAAGAAAGCTCCAAGCTCCTAAGAGACAAATTGTATTTGATGAATCATGTATCGTCTTGCCAAAGAAAGCAAATAATTTATCTGATCAAGCACAATTAACATTTAAACAACAAAAGAAAATAGTAAATTCAGGCTTGCGTAAAGTAAATACAATTCCAGTAACATCAACAATGTCATATCGTAATGCATTAGTTGATCATCAACATGTAGAAGAGCAATCTTCAAATGAAGATGATTATAAAATGCATAAAGCAGAATTTTATAAAGTAAAAACACTATTTTTTGCATGGAATAAAATTTTATTTGCAAAATGGCAAAGAGCAAAAATTGATAAGAAATATAAAAATAAATATCTTAGTAATTCAAAAGCTTATCTGAATCGATTTTATCAAGAGCCAACGAAGGACATGAAGGCAGCACTTGATGAGTGGTATGTTCTAGCAGCCACATTTGGTCAAGCAAGTGGAAAGATCACTAGTAATTGGAGTGAGTAAGATAATATATTTTAATATAGTAAATTTTAAAATCTCTAAAATTATGGACAAAATTCTTGAATGCAAAAGTAGTGTAGTACGAGTAATATCGCACTGTAAAACTACAGACTTAATTTTTATGTTAACTGTTGTGACACTTTGTCATATAATATTTTCAATAATTAGTGAAGTCCCATTACACACAATGTTCTTATTTATGGAAACAATAATAGCTTCATTTATAGCATATGACGTATTTTTACATAGATACGTTTTCCCGATTCGTAAATGGGTTTCTGATTGCGTAACAGGAGTTAAAGAAGATCTAAGTACTAATGCATTCGCTCAAATAGTAAATGGTTGGAATAATCATAGAATTGGAATCTCATTGTGTATTAAAACAGCAGTTACATGTAAAGACTATATGGATGTATTAGTTGAAGCTATTAAAATCGGTTCTTTTTTAAATTTAGAGAAATCACTAATATCTAGCTTATGTTCACAAATACTAGGAAAAATTCAAGTAACAGAGAGTTTGGAAACTACAACTTCAGTACCTCAAGTAGCATCAACAGTTACTCTCACTAACACCGCTTTAGATACTGAACAAATTAAAAAAATTGTACCTTCTCTTGCAACATTTGCTACCTTAATTGGCGCAAATATAGCAGATGTTGATTCAACAAAATTTGTTAATAATTTCGCAAAAAATCTTAAAAATAGTCAAACAATTTTGGACCACGCTTTGAACATCACTAATGAATTAGGAATAACAAAAAATAGTTTATATGATAAATTAGAAGCATTCTCAAATAATATTAAAGGGATAGAAGTAGATCATCAATGGTTTAAAGACACATTGATATCAAATGGATGTTCCTTATTGCATGTTAAAAATAGACGTCGTGTTGAGAAGTATATTAATAACGTAGAACAATTAACTCAAGATTTAAGAACAATAGAAACTAGTAAACTCAATAATGCTAAGATAGTACAAGATGCTAATGTAATCTTAAGAGAATGTAGAGAATTTATATCTCAATATGAACAAATTAAGAATTGTAATGGCTTAAGACCAGTGCCAGTAGGAGTGTGTATAAAAGGTCAATCTCATATCGGTAAAACAACACTTATCGATGCGTGTTTGATACCCGGTATTAAACGTGCTTTATATAAACACCCTAAGGGAAGAAAATTATTTGGTGAAGAAATTATGTCATGGTCTACGTGGAATTATAATGCAAGAGATGATTTTGATAGTAATTATTGTTCTCAAGAAATAGTGTATCATGATGATGCTTGGCAGAAGAAAGATCATTCAGATCATGATATGTACTTTACTTGGATAAGTTCAAGTGTAGTAGGAATGAATATGTCCGATAATAAACAGAAAGGTAGACCTTTTAAATCTCTCTTAATTTTACAAACATGTAATCAATATCCAGTCAAGAGTTCAACAATCACTGATGTAACAGCATTACATAATCGTTTCCCCATTACAGTTGAAGTCGATAGAATCCGCCCTCAGCCTAAAACATTTGATCCTGAATTCTCACATTGTAAATTTAGAACAGCCCCTATGGCTGAATATGTATCTAATACTATTAAAAAAGGAAAAGACGCAGGATGTCCTATAAATCCAAATCATGGGACAGTAGTATCAATCTCAAACTTAATAAATAAAATTGTTGACGCTTTAATACATAATATGGAACAATATGAAAGACAGAAAGGAATTATTGCAAGGATTGAAGATGTGAGTGATGAGCCTAGTACATCTGGAATAGTCCGTAATACATCAGATCTTGAAATTACTCCTTTAGCAACAAATAGTATTCAAACACAAACTTTAGAAAGTTCTTTAGATGGTGTATTAGATGTAATCAAAAATTGGAATAAAAATAAACGTGTCCCTTCAGTGAGTATACCATCTTTGCAAGATTTGGAAAATTTTCAATTAAATCATCAAAGAGATATTGATAATACAATAAATAGTAAAGCAATTCATACAATTGACGATTTGTATAGACCTGATGGAACATCTTGGTTGCAATATTTAATTAAAAATGAGAATAATGAAATTAAGTACTTTGATCGAACTTTATATATTAATAATTATCAACCAGCGGACGAAAATGATGTAGGAAATGATGAATTATCTCAAGTATTATTAGAATTAGGCTCCTGGAAAATTGATCCTCAAAATGAAGAATTATTTTATAATGCTTTAGCAAAACAACCATCACTACGAGTTCAAGATCGATTAGGTGTTATTTATTGGTGGGGAGCCCCATTCAATGGATTTAGAAGTTTAATACCTGAAAATGAACAAACTAAATATATGTATACATCGAACAGAAATGTTAACTCACATGTAATACGATTATATTTAGGTCAAATGGAATGGTGTCAAGGTATTGCAGTAAATTATGGAATCTCATTATTAACAGGAGGACTGTATTCAGTCGTAGCATCTCTTAGATTTAATTCACTTTTAATATGTGGGCTTAATAGACCATTCTGGAGTGACCATCCTCAACGTCGTTGGCGATATCTTCACAATGTAGTATCAATTGGAAATGCTCATCAATATGCTGTACATAGTGCTTTTACAAATTTCAAAAAATTAAGTGATAAATTTTCGAATAAATTAATTGTAATAACTTTAAGAATGCTCGAATTTTTTGGTTTAGATGTAGATAATTATTGGAGAGATTTTATTATGAGGAGAAGAGTACTTATCGACGAAGTGGTATTATTATCGTTAGTATCTACATTAATGTTACTTTTATATTATTTACTTACTAAACTCTTTATCAAAAAGCCTGAAGTAACAAATGACAGTAAAGAAACAGATCCTAAATTAGTTAAAATTAAACCAAGTGGAAAGATTGAACCATTAACAAATAGATGTAGTCAAGGAATTTGTAATTTGAATGAAGAAGATGAAGAAATAACAATTGAAGATGGTAACTCCCATACTATCAAATTCAACGCAGATTGTAATGAACTTTTAAAATTAGATTATGAGATGTTTGATCCTACATATTCCTCAAATAATGAAGACACAACCAGAATTTTAGATATGTCACTGTACTCCCACGGAAGAGAAGAAATATATAAAGATTGTATATTAGATATTAAATGCAATAGAGTAACAATAAATATAGAAAAATATAATTTCCAAGAATCTAGTCAAAGAACCGGTACTATAGTTTTTAATAGTATAGGCACATATGATCAAACTCAAACAACATTAAGGAAATATTTTGAACTAATTAGTATATTAAACTTAGAAGAATTTAAATTAAAAACCCGCGTATATCATCAGTATCGTGATGGTGTTTTATACTATCATGTGTGTATAGAACTAATTTGCCTGACAACAAAGATCCAAGGTAAGTTAGTGAGATACACCCGTAAAGAATTAAATATTTTTAAAAAGCACATCGACGATATTAATGGCTTTAAAGAATTCACTAATAATACAGTAACAACATTATTAAACGATTGCGGAAGTAATGCGCCAGCAACACTATCATTTCTAGTTAAGAAACATACAGTAATAATTGCAGGATTAAGCCCTAACGATGCTGATAACACCGGCGTTGTACAAATTGTATGGGGATTAGGTCATATGGATTATATATTTACAGTTGCTCATGCATGGTCTCTTAATCAATTAGTCAAATATGCCCCTAGTAGAGAATTATTAGTAACTCAATATAATATTGGAAAAGTAATCTTTGTAGATAATTTGCGTGATATAGCAATAATCAAGTGTTTAAATAAATTAGATTTAGAAGAATATCTCAATAAAAATAATATAAAATTAAAGCGCGATAATTTAATGTCATATACTCATACTTTTGGTGATCTTAGTCATCATCTTATTCCCAGAGAGGATTATCTCAAAAACGTAAATTCATCATCTGTTTTATTTAGAGTAATCAATCAAAATTGCAATGGCACCGGAGTGGTAGAATATCCTGGAAAGTTAACATATACAGTAACATCAACAAACTTAGAAACAGTATATGATATTCTTAAAATTAAAACTAATCAATATCAATTAATTAAAAATGGAGATTGCGGCGGTCCGGTAGTAACACAAAACAGAGAAATGTCAAAATTTATAGGAATCGTCAAAGGTGAATCCGTAGGATGTGTCTATGTATCAATGATTACTAAAGAAGATCTAGTAGTCCCTAAAGAATTAATAAATGACACTTCAAGTCTTTGTGTTGAGAATGATGCTTTTATGAAATTGTTTGTAGGAGGTCATCCTACAGATTTACCTAATGGAAACGATTTAGAGTACATCGGACAGTATATCGGTACAAATAAACCTGTATCTGATACTAGTTTATCTCATTGGAATTTTTCTCCGTTTTGTTATGAATTTGAAGAACAAATGCAACCAGCTCCTCTCAATCCTAAAGATCAACGTATTGAAGTAAGTTTACCATTAAATAAACGAGGTGAAAAGAGCCTTTTATTAACTCAAAATTCAATAATGTGTCAAGAATTACCATCTATTGATACAATTGTTTTAGATAATATTGTTAACCAATTATCGTCAGAATATGCTTCAATTTTAAAAAATATTAGAAAAACACCGGATGATATTGAATTAGCACTTAATGAAGGATTAAATGGAAATGTAAATAATATTCATTGTATTAGTATGGATTTAAATAAATCAGCAGGTATACCTTGGGTAGATTATAACAATAAATCTAAGAAAAGTGATTATTTGAGAAATGACGAAGGGAAAATTAGTTTTAAAGAAGATGAATATGGAATTAAACTTAAAAATAGAGTAATTAGTAAACTTAAATTAGCAAATAAAGGAAAAAATCTCGTATCAATAAGTTCATCAAAATTAAAAGATTCTGTAATTAAGATTAGTGCAGTTAAAAAAGGAAAAACTCGAATTTTTCATTGTATTCCAGTATGTAAAATTATCACAGATGCAACGTTATTTTCAAATTTTAAAGAAGCATATGTCTGTGCAGGTCTTAAATTGAATCATGCAATTGGCACAAATCCTCATTCATATTCATGGCGTGAAATTAGAGATAAACTTAAAACACACAATAATTTCTTTGACATCGATTACGCAGAATATGATAAAAGAATCTCTCGTGAAATCCAAAGCAGTGCTTATGATATAATTAGAAATGTAATTAATGAAAATAATCCCGATATTTGGGACGAAGCAAGAAAAACTCAAAAAATAGAATCTCTCGAAACGTTAGTACTTGATTATAATACATGTTATAGAACAAAGCGCGGTCTTAAAAGTGGTGAATATTTGACATCGGTAATTGGATGTATTGTTAATGATATACAATTTGCATATGTATTTGCTAAGATGAATAATGATGAATTTGATATTACAGAATATCGTAAGCATGTAACTATTGTAACATATGGTGATGATGTGATAGCTTCTGTAAGTGATGAAATGAAGGATAAAATCAATTATTTTTCTGTTAAGAAAGTACTAGAAGAGATCGGCCATAAAATCACCCCTGGAAACAAGGATGGAATTGAAACTGATTTTGTGAAGTTTGAAGATCTAGTATTTCTTAAGAGAAATTTTGTAAATTATTGTAATTATGTATTAGCTCCTTTAAGTAAACGTTCAATTGAATCTCCATTTGTTTATACTCAAATTCCTGAAGAAGACCACGTAATATGGTTTAATTTAATTAATCAACAGTTAGATGAAGCATGTCTTTGGGGAGAAGAGTATTATAATGAATTCGTAAATAAATTAAAATGTTGTACTAACTCAGACCTTCTGTCATTTTGTGCAACACTTTTAGCAATGACCTATGAAAATAGGTTTAAAAAATATATAAATAATTATGTTTTATAAAAAGAATAATGTAATTAGAATTAATTGTTGCTTATGTAACAATAGGTTCTACTCAAATCGAATCTTTGATGTCTAGTTTTAGAGATATAGTATTTGGTGAGGATATTACCACTTTTGAAGCTCTTGATCGTTTATCAGTACCAAATCTATCAGATCAAATTGATTCTTTACAGGCTCAACTTGATATTTTAGATGGTAATGTTAGATCGTTAGCTGTAACTGTGGATAACAATAATCGCCAAACTCAAGGTCAAATTTCTGACATCAACACTTCAATTAGTAATATAAATTCAGCTCTAAATAATGTAATAAATGTATCAAATTCAGCTTCTCAAACAGCTACCCAAGCAAATAACACAGCAAGCTTGGCTTTAACCACATCTCAAAATGCATTATCATCTGCTGATCTAGCTTTAAATACTAGTATAAGTTTACAACAACAATTAAATACTTTACAATTAGAAATTAATATACTAAGAGTCGATACACCTCGAATAATTAGGCCTGGAAATGTTATTAGATTATACCGTCAGCGAAATGAAGATGAATCTGAAATGACAACATATATTATGCCTAGCGCCTCGACTCAATTTATTGAATCTCAAACTCGTTATCTGGCAGCAATACCTAGTTTTCCTACAACATTTGTACAAGCTATAACATTAGCAGGTGCAGGTGATAATTCTCGAAATAATTTAATATTACAAGGTATTCGATATCCTATCAGAGAGGGTCCAGTTCGAGTAACATTTACAAATAATACAATATCAAACCCTCACTTTTTGGTTTGGGTTAGTAACTCATTCTCTGAATTTCAGCAACAAAACAAACAATTAAATAAAAATGAATAAGAATTCTCAACAAACTATTACAATTTATGATATGCCCCGTCGTGTACGCAACGGGTTTGAATCACTCTGTCCCTTAAGGACTCAAGCAGCCGTAGAAGGTGGTATTATTACTTCAGAAGTAGGAATGCCTATTACTATGAGTTTCCCTCAATGGGATAAACCAATTGCTGTATTTCCTTTACGTATTCCACGTAAAAATAAATTCCCAGATCATGTTTATGGCAAAGCAGAAATCGGTGATGCTTTTTCAGCATTTCAATCTCGTGATGTAGCTTTACCTCCTGTAGGTTCAACTACATTACTACAGCCTCAAGTGACTCCTGAACAACGTATTATTATTGATTTATTTCAAACAGTTAGAGCTGATGGTGTATGGATATTTTATGTTCCTATGCCTATTGGTTCAGCTGTTACTTTGAGAATTTATCCTCCAGAAATCGACGATAGTACCGAAACTAAAGGAATTATTTGGCGTCCTGCTGATCATCCCGCAGTTGCTGTTGCTGTACCTCATAGTAATGATCTTGCTCAATTATTATTAGAATCTCCTAGACCAGGTCAAAGTGGTTTAGCAATTAAAATTAAAGTTTTAGATGATAATACTACAAGTAATGTAGAAACTCCACTTGATCTTGTAGCTCTTCAAGCAACAATGAATGTTTGGTGCACAGGCCTTAAGCCTAATGAAGCATCCCTGAATTTGCCAGCAATTAATCATCTTCCTGTTACCTTGCCTAATCCAGTTAATTATATTAATAATTGCGCCGATACAGAACAAACATTAAATCCCGTCGAAATTTCAGGAGACACAGCAACAACAACAATTCATACTGTGGATTCTCCTCAAGTTAAAGAAAACGTAGAAGCAGAAAAACCAATTATTAATATTTCTCAAAATCCTAAACGTAAAGTAAGAAATCAACAAGGAACAGTAGCCACTAGATGGTTCCCTTTTCAATTAGAATCACTTCCAATAACAGACAGATCATGGAAAACATTTGTAATTAACCCAGCTCGCTTAAATTTAAAAGGAGAAAATATTAGTTTAGCTTATCGAAGAAATGTATGGGTTACAGGAAACAAAGCAGTTGGATACATGACAGGAATAGAAATTAAATTTAAAGTGACAAGATCTCCTGCTATCTCTGGTGTTATTGAAGTTCAAGACTCATTAAATTCATCTAGTAGATACTTAGTCTGCTTTGGAGAAAATAAAGATATCCCTATCCAATTCACAAAATTTAATTCATTTTTACCTTTCGATCGCCCTAGACATTATAATAATGAATATTTAAGAACAGATGAAGCCGTTTATACAGGGAGATGGCGTCTTTTAACTGCTAATCGAACAGCAGAACAAAGCGATTTACAAGTAGAATTACTAATTCATGCCGGAGAAGTTAGTTTTGATGTTTCAACTAAACCACGTAGTGCAGTTCCAGTTAATTTAGAATTATACAATGCAATAGAATCAATAATTAATCCAGAACCAGTTTTAATCAATAATTGCTCATCTTTAGAATCAATTGTTCCCCTCCCAGCTCTCACTCCTTATTTAGGTAATGTAGAAGATCAATCATTTGAAAGTGAAGAATTAGCACAAGACGACTTTGCAACAGAAATTTATCGTCAGAATATTCCAGTCGGTACTGTCATTCCTTTAAGTTTAAATTTAGCAGTTTTACCAGATTTATCCGGTGCGGGTGGTCTTTCTACTATCGCAGAAAAATTCCAAAGACATGCGCATATTATTCCATCTCAAGCAGGTGCGTATGGTCCTGAAATTGGGGAAGTTACGGTTGTAACACGTCTACCAGCTACGACAACAGGTCATTTAGAATTTGTCGCCATTCCTGGTGATCAAAATGAAGATGCCGCAGTAAGAGCTTTAGGTTTAGCAAGTATTCTATCACTTGCCGGATCTGCTGTTAAAGCAATTGGTGGACCTAATATAGCCAATTTTCTCAATGCAGGTATGAATGTAATGAACACAGTTACTGATATCGTTGGATCTAAAAATTCAATTAAACAACAATTAGAAAGTATTTCAAGTAATATTCCAGTTTCTCGTTTTGTACAATTATTAAAACCAATCTTAGAAAATGAAGTCCAAGATCCCACTTTTGGTTCTCTACTTCTTAGAGCGCGTGATGTGATTGATTATAAAGGAGATCCAGTCGATGAAATTCCCATCAGTATCTTTTCAAAATTATTAAATCCTGCAGTAGAACGTAACTTATTTGATCGTGAAGTTACGCCTTCTTTAACAATTCAACCTGGTATTTTTGTACCTCGAAATCGTCTTAGTTTTATTCTTGAATATTTCCTACAAAACGATCAAACTTTTATTCCCAATTCTTTTCAAAATTTAAATTTCATTAAATTTTTAATTTCGATTCAGAATAATACTGGACATCTTGATGTTCAGTCAGTCTTAGATTTATCGCTCAACGATGAATTAATTAATCAATATAATACTATTTTTCAACAGTATTTTGATCCTGAAATTCAGTCTCCAACTGAATTTCCCAGTCTTAACCATTACGGTTCCGCAACTGAGTAGCTTTTCTAGTATACTTTTTCTATGCTCGGGTGTGTGTAAATAACTAAATCATAGGTTTTCCTAAGTTTCTATTTTGCCGTAATGGCCGAATAGGAAAAAGGTTTTTTACCTATAATATATAGTGTATAAATACATTTTGTGTTTATATTTTTCAGTAAATTATAGTTTGACA